ATGATAATCAATGCTCCACGTTTCTTCTTCTAATCCCCAACCAACAACTTCTACCTCTATTCTATCATCTTGAATATCAACTCCAGCAGTTAATAGAACAATATCATTATGTATTTGATAATCTTCACGCCTTTCAAATAGTCCAAGATCATCAATTCTTTCGCCCTCATCTTCCCAGCTTTCTCCAAGATAAGTATTAACAAATACTCTTAATGTTTCAGGCATTTTTTTAGCCATCAGGAATTCTCTTACCGCTTCTTCCATTGTAACCCATACGGAATACAGCCCATTCAGGAAAAAACCAGCCCGACCATTGAATTTCTCGGTAGCTTTCCATTTGCCTTTACTTATATTTTGAACTCTTTGAAAATCAGTCCAAGCTGTATTACAATGTTCACAAATATATCTAGCTGTATCTGGTTCATTCTTCTTCCATTTAACATTCGACCATTTTAATACTTGTAACTTTCTACACTTATGACAAGGAACATTAAACTTACGTTGATCACTTTGTTCGTATGCTTCTTCAATCGCACTAGCCCCTTTTACTGTCGGAGTAGAAGTCATAACCAACTTACTATCCCAAAAGGTAGCACTTCTTCGTTTAGCTAACATAACAGGATTACCTTCTGTTCCAGCAGTCGGCGGGTACCTATCTATTTCATCACATAATACAATTTTAATAGGTCGTGAAGCTAAAGACGCAGGACTATTTGCACCACAAGCAGTTATATGACCACCATCAAATATTTTATGTAATACAGTATTGCCTGAATCTTTACTTTTTACTTCTGCAACTCTATCTTGTAAAATAAAACTATCCCTAATCATCGGAGCTAGTCTATCTTGCGACCAAGCACGAGCCATCTCTAGCGTTGGCTGCACCATTAAAATAGGAGATGGCGCATAGGATATATAATAGCCAATAGCATTAAGTAGGATTTCTGTTTTACCGACTTGCGAGCAAGACATAACAACAACTTCCTGAATAGCTGGGTCATTAATACTATCCATAATTTCAGCTTGAAAGATAGCCCTACTGGTTTCAAATTTACCAGCTTCACTACTGCTTTCAGTAGATAAAAATCTAAATTTATTTGCCCACTGACTTATCGTTAGGTGCGGAGGTGGTTTTATTAGATTTATTGCTGACCTCCACACTTCTCTCATCGCTTGAGATTTCATAAAGTGCCTCATATATTTTATCTTGAAGTATTAATTTAATTTCGTTAGTATTTTTTATTGCAACAACAATAGGAGCAATTTTATTTGGTATTGACAACAATTTTTGCTTTACTTTATTTATTAATTCTAGCCAGGTGCTTTTTACTTCTTCTTTCGGTATTAATTCGCCTGTTGCCTTCATTCTTTCTATTTCTGCTATTTCTGCTTTGGCTTTCATAAGTTTATTTTTATTTTTTATAACATCTTCGGCAGTAAAATCTCCACCAGCTTTAGCTTTTAGAAAATCTATATACCCATGAACACTACTAATTAAATCATACTTACCTCTTTCGGCTTTAGGTATAATATCATCTTTAGCTAACTGTTGAACTCTACGTTCTGTCAACTTCAGTAACTTTGCAATAGCGGTAATATTAAATGAAGTAGCCATTACGGAATATACTTTCCAAGTGAATCTTCGCAATAATGAAAGAAAACTGTTTTACCTTTATATTTGATATAAGTTATTGGTTCATTATTTCCAACTTTATAATTTGGGTTTTCTACTGATATTGTATGTTTAGCAAATGCTTGTTCGCAAGTTATTTGTTTAGCCGCCATACCTATTGGAATTTTAACAAGTTCATAGGTGGTACTAGCTGTTGCTAATCCTAAAATTAAAAATAATATATTCATTATCTTTTACCTTGTCCTCTCGTACGTTTTGGCCGACTACTTTTATTCGGTCTTTTAGAATGTCTGCCTTTACGCTTCTTTCTAGTTTTAGTAACATGGGTATATCCATATCCTCTAGGTTTTTTGCTTGCCATGTTCTTCTAACTTCTTAATTTTTTCATTTAACTTACCATTTTCCAAATAAACCACTTGTAAATCATCTCTTAATAATTCTTGTGCTTTTTTTAAATCAAATATCTCTTTGTCATATCTACTTTTGAGAGTAACTAAATAACAAATACTATCAATCTGTTCTTCAATAATATCTTCTATCCATTCAGGAATAGATTTAGCATTATCGTTCATTGTTTGTTCAAACTTTTCCATTCCCTGTTTATGTCTAACAAATATTCTATCTATAACATCGTTAATAATTGGATCAGACGTTTTAATTTTATGTTTTTCCATTAAATATTTCTTATATTGTTTTCTAATAACTTCGTCCTTACCAAAGGTGTCAACATAGGACATTTCCTGAAGTAATTTAAAAAGTTTATAATCAATAGTATCAAAGCAATTAACATTAATTTGGTTACCTCGCATTATGTATTATTGTAAAAGCTATAATTCCCATCACTACATAAAACCAGATACTATCAAGAAATTCCATTACAATCTATCCAGAACGTCTTGTTGAATCTTTTTTGATATAAAATAAATCATAGGAGGTGGAACAGAATTACCTAACCTGGCCCATTGTTCCTTATAATTACCAAATAAAATAAAATCATCTGGAAAACCAAAGATACGTTTCAATTCTTTAATCGTAAATTTTCTATTTTCAGTTGGGTGACAAACAGAAGCAGCTCTCGCAGCAGTGGCTAATACAGTATTACATGGTTTATCCCACGCAGCTCTTATAACATTAAAATACTTATGACTCTGCTGACCTTCGCTTAACTGTTCCCATTCTTTTCCATACGCATATTTATATGGTGTACCATCAGGTTTTTTATCTTGCCAAACATCAGGTTCTTTTTTTTTATGACGTAAATTCCAAATCGCATCTCGTAAAGTATAAATATAAGGTTGTGGATCAGGAAATACAGGATCAATTTTTAAATCCTTTCTAACTCCAATATAAAATACTCGTTGTCTTGCTTGTGGAACTCCTAAATATTTACCATTTGCTAAAAACGCTTTAACTTTATAACCAGTAGTTTCCATTTTTTTAAAGAACTCTTTAAAATAACCTTTAGCTACACCTTTAATTAATCCAGATACATTTTCAGCAATAAATGTTTTTGGCATAAGTCCTTTTAATAAACGTATATATTCAAAAAACAAATCATCGGCTACTTGATGATGATCGAAATACTTTTTTTCTTTTCCCCAATGCTTTTCCCTTTTACCAGCAGTAGAAAAAGACATACAAGGCGGACTACCATCAAATAAATCAAGTTCACCTTTTTTTAAACCAAGAACTTTTAAAATATCTTCTGGTTGTACTTTTCTAATATCGGTATTATCTACAATGGCTTTATGATTAGCTTTATAAATTTCTACTGCATGATTCACAAACTCGTTAGCCCACAATACTTTATAGCCAGCTAACCGATAGCCCAATGATGAACCACCACAACCAGCAAAGGTACTAACAACCTTATAACCGTTCGGTTCAAGTTTATTTATTTCTTCCATAGATGGAATTTTATAAATTGGTTTTTTTGTACTACCATTCATACTTGCATTTTGGACATTGATGTTTAGTTTCTAAATCAGAACTAATTTCTTTAAACGTATCTGATTCTTGTAATGTTCCAGCAAGTATTTTGGCTATTTCTTCTGTATTGAATCCTGTTGCTTTCCACCATTCAGAATCTAACTTACTGTTTAATTCTAATTCGGCTAATTCGTTACGCAATAAGTTCTTATCCCATTCAGATTCATCTTGTACTCGATTATCGGCTAACCTATATTTTCTAATATCTAAATCGCTTAAGTGATTAAGTTCGATATAAGGAACCCTTTCCATACCTAGTTGTTTAGCAGCAGCATAACGAGTATGCCCACCAACAATAATTTTATCTCGCATATTATTAATGGTAATCGGAACATTAAATCCAAAAGTCTTTATTGATTCAGCTACTAATGGTACTCCTTTTTGAATTTTTCTAGGATTTTTAGAATAAGGAATTAAACGATCAATCGGAATTGTTTTAAGATTAGGATTTATTCTAATTTCAATTTTCTTTTTTTCCATATTTTGTTGCTATATCAAAACGAAACGAAATGCAATTTAAAGTGGACTGTCTGGAAAGCTATCTGCGTCGAGCGAAACCTACGGCAAAAAGGCCAGTAAGGACCCAAAAAGCTATATATACCAACGTTTATTTAACACCCCCCCTATAAGACTATATAGGACTATATATTATTTACAAATAAGGTGGAATGTATAGATTAATAATATAGGTGGATAATTCTTTTTGGTTTTACTCCTGCCATTACACATAAATTATTCACCTATGTATTATGTACGAACTAACTTTAAAAATGATCATATCTGATATAATTATTAAAGCCATTACTCCTACTTTAAAGCATTCTGATATTAAAAATAATATTACAGATACAACTATACCTACTCCAGAACAAGAAGAAGAAGTATATTTGTTTCTAAAACAATGTGAAAAGTTAGGACCGCCTTGGATTTAATAGCTTATTTTTAGATGTACTTATATATATAAACAATACATATTTTAACTATGATTAAATTTTATATCGTAGTTGAACCTGGTTTAACCGAGTTAAAAGCACAACAAATTTTAACCGATACCGAACTTCAACACTACATAAAAAAATATAGTTATACTTCGACTTATCAAACGTTTTCTTTTAAATTATATAAGTCAATTAATAATTAATATTTATAACTAATATAATTATCTATATTTACTAGAGCTTAATGCTCTATTTAATTTATCAGTCCAAATAAATTGAATTCTTTTATGCACGGTTTTCTCTGCATTTTCTTCAAAGAAT